CTACTAGACGTCAAACCCGTGTATAACTTGGACTCGTCAGGGGATGATTGGGGTATTGACACTAAGTACGTAACGGCAGACAGACACTACCCGCACGTGGTAAAAGCTTATGCCTCCGCACGTGGTGCTAGGTTTGAGCACGGCGAAGGTCAACCACAAGCAAAACCTGTAGTACATCCAAGATACGTGCCCGGGCCGTATCTTTAATAGAAAGACATTATGAGTATCGTTTGGTCATTCAGTAGCCTGAAAACATTTCAACAGTGCCCTAAGAAGTACTACCACACTAAGATAGCCAAGGACATTGTTGAGCCGGATACACAGGCAACACTGTATGGAAAGACAGCTCACACTGTGGCGGAAGAATACATCCGAGACGGAACCCCGATCCCTGAACAGTTTGCTTATATGCAAGCTACCCTAGACGTCTTAAAAGAGATCCCCGGAGATAAGTTATGCGAAGTAAAACTTGGATTGACGAAAACCTTAGAGTCGTGCGACTTCGATGCTCCGGATGTATGGTGGCATGGGGTAGCGGATTTGGTGATTATCAATCGGACGACAGGGACAGCACACTCCATAGACTACAAGACAAGCAAGAGTGCGAGATATGCGGACGTGAAGCAACTCGATCTTGTCGCTTGTGGATTATTCGCCAAGTTTCCGGAGATCAAAAGGGTGAAGTCGGCTCTCTTGTTTGTAGTCAGCAAGGAATTCGTGAGAGCTATTCACCACTCAGAGATGATGCCAAAGTACATAGAACCCGCCGCCCGAGACGTAGCAAGAATTGAGGCGGCGTTAGATAATGGGGTATGGAATCCAATCCAAGGCCCACTGTGCAAGTTTTGCTCGGTGAGAGAATGTGAATACAACAGGAACTAATATGCCCTACGTAAACAAACCCCGACCCTATAAAAAAGAATATCAACAACAGATTGCACGTGGCGAAAACCCAGATCGTTTAGAGCGTCAACGTGCTAGAGAAGGCATAGATAAAAAGAATGCAGACCGAAACAAAGATGGACGTGCTGACGTCCGCGAAGGTAAAGATGTTGCTCATATCAAGGCACTATCTAAAGGTGGCACAAACGGGAACGGAGTCAAACTTCAAACCCCATCAGCCAATCGCTCGTTCAAACGTGCGTCAAACCACAAAGTTGTATCAGAAGTAAGCACCAAGGAACGTAAGAAAAAATGAACCTATCAGAGTATACGTGGCCTCGTCCCCCGGGGTTTACGCCGTTCGAACATCAGAAGACAACAGCAGAGTTCCTTACAATAAACCGCAAGGCGTTCTGCTTTAATGAGCAGGGTACAGGTAAGACCGCATCAGTAATTTGGGCAGTCGACTACCTCATGACCATTGGATTAGTGAAGCGTGTATTAGTGATCTGCCCCCTGTCGATCATGAAGTCGGCTTGGCAGAATGACTTGTTTAAGTTTGCCATTCACCGCACCGTATCAGTCGCTTATGGAGCCGCACGTAAGCGCAAAGAGATTATTAGTTTTGGTGCCGAGTTCGTTGTTATTAACTTCGATGGTGTGGGCATCGTCAAGAAAGAAATCATGGCGGGTGGGTTTGACCTCATCGTAGTAGATGAAGCGTCGGCCTATAAGAATGCGCAGACCGAACGTTGGAAAGACCTACGAGACCTAACAAAAGTTATTAAGGGATTGTGGATGTTGACGGGTACGCCTGCCGCACAGTCGCCTGTGGATGCTTACGGATTAGCAAAGCTTGTGAACCCCAAGGGTGTGTCGCCTTTCTTTGGTCAGTTCCGAGACACAGTGATGATGAAGCTCACTATGTACAAGTGGATACCCAAACCAACTGCACAGCTTATCGTTCACAAAGCACTTCAACCCGCCATTCGGTTTGAGAAAGCCGACTGCCTCGATTTGCCGCCCGTTACATTTGTTGAGCGAGATGCACCATTGACACCGCAGCAGTTAAAGTTCTACAACATACTGAAGAAGCAGATGCTGATTGAGGCTGCTGGCGAAGAAGTATCAGCCGTTAATGCTGCCGTACAAATTAACAAACTCTTGCAAATAGCTGGAGGTGCGGTGTATACGGATACGAACGAAGTCATTGAGTTTGACGTGAGCAATAGGCTCAACGTAGTGCAAGAGGTAATTGAAGAGTCAAGCCACAAGGTGCTTGTGTTCGTTCCGTTTACGCATACGATTGAATTACTTGAGAAGCACTTGCAGAAACACAATATTACGTGTGAAGTAATTAACGGCTCGGTTCCTGTAAACAAACGCTCAGATATTGTCAAGCAGTTTCAAGAGCAACCAGAACCAAAAGTATTAATCATCCAACCGAAGGCGGCGTCACACGGGTTAACTCTAACTGCCGCCAACACAATTATTTGGTATGCTCCATGCACAAGTGTTGAAACGTACTTGCAAGCCAACGCACGTATCGACCGCCCCGGGCAAGTTAATAACATGACAGTCGTACACATTACGGGTAGCCCCATCGAGGCTAAGATGTACACGATGCTTCAGGGCAATATCAACAATCACCAAAAAGTAATTGATCTATACAAGCAAGAAATTTCTTCGGAAACTCTTGACAATGTAAAAAGTTAGAGTACACTTGTATTTGTGTGGCAGTGGTAGGCAATGGGTTAGCGCCATTGTTGACTGTAAATGTTTTGAAAACACTGCTTCATGTGAACTGCTACTGCCGCACACCCAACCATTAGGAGAATCAGATGGACGAAGAAGTCAAGGATAGAGTCACCCCCATGGACTTAGCAAAGCTAACGTCTATCTACATCAAGATCAGAGATAAACGTGCCGACAACAAGCGCATGTTTGAAGCTGAAGACAACGACCTCAAAGAGCAAGCGGAAGTGTTAGAAGCACAGATGCTCGATATATGCAAAGACATGAATGCTGATAGCATTCGCACCCCACACGGCACAATCATTCGCTCGGTAAAGTCACGGTACTGGACGAACGATTGGGATTCAATGTACGACTTCATAGAGGAGCACGGTGCATTTGGCCTGTTAGAGAAGAGACTTCATCAAACAAACATGAAGGAGTTTTTATCTGAGAATCCCGAAGTTCTACCACTTGGCCTCAATGTGGAGAATTCTTATTCCGTGGTAGTTAGACGTTCAAAGGAAAAATGAAATGAGTAATCTCACAATCATCAACGAAGACTTGCCCGACTTCCTGCAATCAGCAGGTGTTAGCGCACTTACAAAACAACTCGCCGGTAAGACTGGCGTTAAGCGCATCGTGCCCAAAAACGGAATCTTCCGTAAGACGGTCGGCGGTGAAGAGATGGGGAAGGTCAAAGGCAACTTGGACGTCATCATCGTTAATGCGTCCCCTGCCGTGGGCCGTATCTTCTATGCAAAAGCATGGACTCCCGATGCCGAGCCTACTGCGCCCGACTGTTTCTCTAATGACGGACGCACACCGGATGCCGGTGCAGAGAACCCACAAGCTGAGCGTTGCGACAACTGCCAACAGAACATCAAAGGTTCAGGCATGGGCAACTCTAAGTCTTGCCGGTACTCACGCCGTATTGCTATGGTATTGAAAGAGGATTTTGGTACTTCACTTGAAGGCGAAGTCTATCAAATGAACTTGGCTTCTAAGTCATTGTTTGGTGAAGGCGCGGGTGAAAACACTCACACCTTTGAAAACTATTCTAAGTACTTGTCCAACAACGGCAAGAGCTTGGACTACGTTGTTACGCAGATTAGCTTCAACGAAGAGAACGACAACCAATCTGTGTTGTTTACGCCGACTGGCTACATTAACAAAGCGCAGTACGCTGTGACTAGCGAAGTAGCTAAGAAGCCTGACGTGCTGAAGATGGTCGTTATGACACCATACCAAGCTGACATGGCAGGTAAGCAAGCCAAGTTAGAAGCGCCGAAAGCCGCCGCGCCTAAAGTTGAGTCTCCTATTGAGGAACCCACTAAGCGTGAAAAGAAAGCTGACCCTAAGCCTACTGTCAAGAAAGACCTTGACTCTGTGGT